AACTTCTGCAGGGCCTTTTTCTTTTATAAGCGAGTTCATAGCGTTCACTGATTTTGCCCCTATTTTCCCGTCAACGGTTAAAATATATCCGTTAAAATTCAAAAAGTGTTGCATCTGAAAAGCGGCATTTGCACCACTACCCCATGCCCAATCTGCAAGCCATTCCGCAATAACTTGGCTTTCTATCTGTGATCCGTTGACTAAATCCCAATACCACTTGTAAACTTTAACCCATTTGTCTTTTGGCATAAGGTAAAAATCTCTTATAGATTCCTCGCTACGGCCGTAAATGGAGCTGAACGCCATCCAAGTTACTCCCACGTTCGTGTGAATGCCTTTTGGATTTGGATGAGCCACAGTAGATGGCACTGGGTGCTTAGAAGCGCTGTCCTTTTTGTTCCAGGATAAACCGCCTTCCCATTTTTTGATATAATCAAAGTTTACTTCTTGTAGATTAGCCATAATAATAAAGGTATTAAAATTAACCACCACCAATTTACCTTATCTTGGTAAATAATACGCGGCAGCATTTGTTTTGTTATTGTAATTTTTGTAGTGTCGGGCTTTTGCTTGACATAGGTTCGGATTATGTCGTTATGACGCACGATTTTCACCTGAATACTACCCGTATCAATCGTAATCGTATCTATCAATTCGGTGGTGTCAACACGATGATAAACGAAACTATCCCGATACACCACCGTATCAAGTCGCACCCACTCCATGCAATAAATAGGCGCTTTTTTGCACGCCCTCTCATGGTGCCACTCGGCTGAGCAGCTAGTCAATAAAATTACAATCGCCCCTGCCCACGATATTTTTTGCATGGCTTATTATTTTTAGAATGTACACCTGGGCGCTTGCGCTTTGGTTTAGATCGGTGGTTACTGACTTGCGTTGTTTTTGCCATCTTTTGAAAATAAAAGTAGTAAACCTCCGCCAATAAATGCCGTAAACTCAGTTAATGTTGCTTTTTCAAACCACACGAGAATAAAGCCTACAGCCATGACGCCAAGCCCTAAAGCAGTAGATTTCCAATTTTTAAATATACGGTCAATCATTTGCGTAGTTTTTTAATGTAGTAAATAGCACCTAATAAGCCTGTAACTATTGCGATAATCCCACCGATTGCCGATATAATAGGATTCCAAGTAGTAGCAATAGAGCTAAAAGCACCTACAAATGAGGTTGTAGTTAAGGCATTAGCGGTTGTATCAGTTAGTTTCATCGAATGGGTTAGGTTGTGTTACTTCAAATTCTGTTGGCTCACCTAAAATAGGCAGTAAAGATTCGTCAAAGGTTATATACCAAAATTGTGGCTCATTAAGTTCTGCAAAGTTGTAGTCTACCCAATGTTGAGTTATATCATCGGGGCTTTTAGGAATGCCATAATATGCGTCACATTGTTGACGTGCTTCGATTGCTTCGATTTCGGTTGTGTATATATATCCTAACATTAGTAGATAGAGTAAAATGAGTTTATGTTTGATTCTATGCCTGTGCGGTTTGATGATTGGTTTGATGTGTAGAAAATTACTTCTTGTATATTACCGTCATAATAAGTAGTCAAACTGGCACTTTTTCTATACGAACCTATTGATAAATTATCACCTGTTATTGATGTAGATACTGATGATACAGCAGTTGATGCGGTTGTGTTACGATAAGCATTGACCGTTGAACTACCAGCGTATAACTCCTTTAATGATTGATTCGTATTTGCTGAACCTAAATTAAATTTAGTCGCTGCATCATCATAACCAAAGTATTCAACACTTGCTGATATAAAACCTGCGTATAACCTATTTGGGTCTGGATTTGCAAAAACAAATCCATTTGATACAGATGAGTCGCTTTTACTAATTGCAATAATGCTTATTGCATTCATATTAAATGCAATAGTTGGTATATCAAATCTTTGAGTTGTACCGTTAAAATCTAATGTTGCTTTGGAGTTTTGCAAAATAACACTCCCGCTACTAACTATCTGCGGCTGATTTGCTGCGGTTGCTTGTGTTGCATCTCGAGAATTTCCGCTTTGGTCGTACCAAGTTTTGACAAATCCATTTGTACCGCTGCAAAAAGAAGTTAATGCTGATGTATTTAAATTTTCGCCATTAAAACCGATATCTTGCTCTGCATTATCGGATGCCCTACGCACACGAATAGCACTACCTGTATAAGCCGTTCTTAATTTACGTAATGAATATGCTGCCGCTGCTCCGCTATATGTATCAAGCAAAAGTGCCAACGTGGTTACGCTAATTGTATTTGAATATCCTGTTATCATATTTCAGGTTCTGGGGGAAATGGTGTGTATTCAATTTTTTCAAGTTGCTCTAATTGGTCGTGGATTTCTGAAAAGTTGGGGTCGTTTAAAACCTCTACCCCTACTATCCATCTATCGCTTCCGTCCTTTACAAAAAGCAGTTCACTTGAATTGTGTTGATAGCCGTTTAAAGCAATATATTGTTCGGTATTGGGATGTAATACTATCATAGTGATGTGAGATAAGTATTGACTGCGTTATAAAATGAGGTGTTTTCCGATACTAATGATTGTCCCATTGCATACATTTTAAAGCGTGAGCCATTGTATGTATTGCCACCTCGCAATACAAATTGATTAACATTTGCTATAGATGTGGATGTTGCAGTTCTTGAAGATTGAGTCGTATTTGTAAAAATTTCGACATTTGTCGATGATGTTCTATTAATAGCGTGAAACTCATCAACTGCAAAACTAACAATTGAATTTAAATTTGCAGTTCCTTGGTTTATTCTGATAGAAGCACTATCTTGATTGACTGAATTATTTGTAGCACCTGTTGACGTTCCCTCCCAAGTTGTTCCTGTTCTATTATCTACCCAAAAAAAACGCCCTGCATTATTTAGTAAATATTTATTAGTGCCAACACTCGGGTTAAAATTGGTATCAATATAACTACTTGTACCGTTACCAGTGAAGCCCCCATTCGTTGTAAATGTAGGGCTATTGACTGCCGTATATTGTGACAATCTTTTCCAATCTATTAAAGCAAAATCACTATTCCCATCGGTTGCAAAAACGGCAAAAGTATCTAACTTACTCCAAATACCCCCCGATTTTAAATCTTTAAGTAACTGCTCTTGTAGTAATTGTTGTGAGGAACTTGGCAATGTGTACCCTTGTGCAGTTGCATAGTTTAAAACTGCCTGATAGTCAGCATCTCCATCACTTGCCCTCACCCTATAATAGTAAGTTGTATTAGGTTGTAAGCCTACAACGACATAGGATGTGGATGTCGTAAGTTGATTTTGATAAACAAAAGTAGAAAATGAACTACTTGTACTTACGTCAAGTAAATAATAAGTAGCCCCCGTGTATGCATTCCAATTGGCAGTGAACGACGTTGAACCAACACCAGTTGCGGCAATTGCCACTGGCACGGTTACTATTTGACTTGATACTATTCCGTGAGTTGCTAAAATCATGCTACTATGTCCCCGAATAAATAGGCTTCCGTGCCACTTATAAATACCAAAGTTGCACCGCTATATTGCGAATTTAATTTTAACTTACCTCCGTTGCTTCTTATAGTCATTCCAGCACCAGCAACTATGGTTGTTTGTCCAGCACCGTATTGAGCCAATAAGATTTGAGTACCCGCTGAAAAAACAGATGCGGGAACGGTCAAGTTATTAGCGGTTGCGACGTTCATTTCCACAAGTTCATCCGCATCGCCCAAGACAAGTGTATAAGATGCCGTTTGGCGATTTGTAACCACCAATTTATCGGTCTTTAAAGCAAGGTTTGCAATGGTAGCGAATAAACCCACTGCCCAATCGTAAACCGCCTTTACTGATGGGTATTTTGTGTTTGAGGCTTGGTCAGTTGTTACTGATGTGCTTTTATTTGCAACGTCCTCTTTTGATGCCGCTAAACCGCTATACTGCGAATTAGTCGCATTATCGCCCGTATTCGTACCGCTTGTGTTTCCGATTACCGTTAATTGTGCGTCGGTTACATATCGTTTATCCGTGCTATCCGCAATGTCTGCCGTTGTAGCATCTGCCCCAGCAGTTACCAAACCTTTTGCATCGTAGGTAATTTTAGTTTTTGTCGCTCCTGTTATTGCAGCGTTTTCATCTACTTTCGCATCTAACTGCGTTTGAATTGCAGAACTAACTCCGTTTAAATATTGAAACTCAGCATTACTTACACTTCCGTCACCCAACTTTGCAGCGTCAATTCCTGTTGCAATTTTATCGTTGCTTACAACACCGTTGTCTATTGTCCAAGTCGCTCCACTACCTGATACGGTTATATCACCTTTGTCACCGTCGGTAACGCCACCACTTGCAGCCGCAATAGTGATTTGATTTGTGCCGTTATCGGTGATGGTTACGTTTGCACCTTCTACCAATGTAATCGCACCACTTAACCCATCAAGGGTAGTAACCCCACCACTTCCCGAAATGGTAATATTTCCACTTCCAAGCACCGACGTGCCGTTAATAGTCTTAATATTTGTACCACTTACAAGTGTCGCCTGCTTTGCATCCAACGCCGTTTGAGTTGCTGAACTTACTGGCTTATTGGCATCGGACGTATTATCTACGTTATTTAGAGCAAGTGCAGTTTTTAAAGCTGCAGGAGTTATCTTTTTAGTTTGGGTTGCGGACGTGTCAACTATTGGCAAAACGTCCGTGTTATTGTCAACGGTGGTTATCGTCGTTAACTGACTTATTTTCTGATCCGCCATGTGGCGAAAATACCAAACTAATAACTCCCGGCTGTTACAAATTATGGGAACTTAGCAATTACCCACCACTGCGCCCCGTCACTCATTACCGTTATGGCTTCGTTTTTATTATTCATGGAAATTTCGCTTCCATCATCTATGGCCGTCGCCTGGATTGCAAGGCTGTGAGTTGCCTTTGTTTTCTTGAATATATAACGGCGACCTTTATAATCCGCTGCACTTGGAAGCGTTACCGTTATTCCGTGCGCTGTCGTATCACATAAATATAGTTCAGTGTAGCCGCCTGCGTTGTATGTTGCTGCAGTTATGGTGGTTACTTTGCCTTCCTCTTGCAAATCCCATTTCAACAAACTATCAGATTGGTCAAAATATACTTTAACGTCGAAGGCTGTGTCAATTGTTGGTGTAGTGGTTGGGGATCCTGCAGACACCTCGCTTATATGATAAGGCACAGCATCGTAAACATTACCAATTGCCTCGCGCAAATCTTCAGTTTGTTGAGATAATCTTAAAAGCGTTTCGCTACCTTGGTCGCCTAAATCTATTTCATCACTATCAAGCTCTCCGCCCGTTACTATGTTGCCGTAATCTGATGCAACTTTTAGCCATTCACCTTCATAGCGGCACGATTGCGCGTAAAAACTACCACCTTGCCAATGGTATACGTCACTATCAAAATAAATTGATTTAACGCGCAAATAATTGCCCGCATCGTGAAAACTTCCCTGTAATAAAATAGGCGAAAATTTATAAATTGACATCCAATCTGTACCGTTTCGCTGTAATAATGGCGCGCTTAAACTTGCGTTCATTGTCGCCCAGGCTGTCGGTATAGTATTGGTGTTTAAATCATAAATCATTCCAACGTCGTCAAGGCTTAGGTTGTTTTGATAAATCGCAGAATCTAGCTCCACAATTTTGGAAGCCGTTACATTATCGGTGTTTGTTACGCTTATTGTTCTAGGTAAATCATCCTGTTGAAATAGGTTGGTGTTGCCCCATATTGATAGTCTTGTTTTAGTGGATGTTCCCGAAAACGCAACACTTGATGTGTTTAATATTCCAAACTCGCAATAAATAGCATCTACGCCGGTAGAACTGGAAAACGTCCTAGTAAAGTCAACGCTTTTAACGCCGTTGAATAATCCCGTTCTTGTGGTTTTTTCGTCTCTACGTTGAATTAAAATTATCTCATAATCGGGCTTAGTTGCCGAAGATACCCACGTTTGGTCATTGTAATCGTATTTTTGAAATGCCCCTGTTGTGCTGTTGTAGGTGTAAATTCTAAATAATATTTCATTATAGAAACTAGTACCGGGCACCGGGTTATAAATATAATCCCAATTTAAATTTGCATAAACTAAAATCTTTGGCCCTGATGTGGCATTTATTGGCCCAACGGTTAAATCTGCAGTCGATTGATTTGCGTTTATTCTAACCTCGCGAGAAAATGCCTTTCTAGTCCACTTAAATAAAAACTCTCTCACTGCAGCCTGGTGCGTAATAGTTGGGAAGCTTTGAAATTGTGGCCTTGTAGATAGCGCTGTACTTACACCAACATGATGAAGGTAATTATTTGAAAAAGTAAGTGTGCCATCTGTTCCATATAATGAGTAATAAATAGTGGATGCAACACCAAATTCAACGGGCTGATAAAAATAATACTTGCCATTATCAAGCACTAGCCTTGCCTCCATTGCAAGCAATATGTTATTTATTATCGTCTCGCAATCTACCCAGCCCTTCCAATTGGCATCAGATACCTTTTGATTGTAAAAAACCTGATAATCGTTTATTGCCGCATTTATGCTTAACTCATATTTTTTTAAGGCCTCAACTCGCGGCGTTTTGCTTTCAATTGCATCTAAAATATACTGCGAGCCTTTGCCCAGGTGATTCCAATATAACGGCAATTCAGTTTGCGCTAAACTTTGGCGCACAATGTCGAGCATATTAAGTCTATCAGCCGCACTAAACCAATCAGGATCTACATAATACTCATTCATCAGAGACAAACAGTCGACACTACCTATTTCGTATGTTGTGTTTAATTCTGGTCTTAATTGATATTCGTTCAAATCAGATAACACGCGGCCTACCCAAAATAAATTGCTTCCCTTCCAAATTACAAGCGCGTATTTATTTTCATCATCTACCCCTATGGTTTTAAAAAACGTATGATCAGCAGTGCTATTTACGACAAATGTCGCGTTAACTTTAGTTTTCCTTATTGGGTTTTCATAAAGCGCGTCACCTTCACCCTGTTGCTGTAAAACAAAGCCATCGCCTGCCAATGGCAATTGAGTTCCGCCCGTAAGTGAGCCGCTTGGTGCGTCCCAAAGTTCAACGGTGTATGTATCGCCGTTTATGTCGTCTATTATGCCGTAATACTTCCTAGCCACGTTGTGCGTCTTTATTATATCTGTTCAAAACTATTGCCAAATCTCGGCCACTTACTCTCGTTTCTGCAATGTATCCACCTTCGCCGCCGCCTGTTCCATTAATCATAGATTGCAGCTTGTCCAATGGCGCTATAACTTCTGGGTTGGTTGAGGCCCCAGGATATTCACCGACTAATCCCAATGTTGGGCCGCTTACAATACCACCGTTCGCAAATTTAGGCCCTCGCTCAATTATCGCCTTGGTTGCTACACCTGCAGTAATTGCCGCTAAACCTGCAGCGATTGCAAGTTTAGGATTTGATTTAAGCGACTGAAAAAATGCATCTGTTGCCGTTGCTGCAACTACTAACCCCGTACCTAATTGAATCAAGAAATCCGCAACACCAAGCAAAATGCTTTTAAACAATTTACTCATGTTGCTTTGCGTTGCGTCCATGATGTCCTGTTCATTTTTCAAGTATTGCTGCCTTGCTTGTAAGCGCTCTAAATCACTGCGCTCCACATCTTTCATGGTTTTCTCGAGTTCCTTTTGTTGCATTTCAAGTATTTTCAAGCTTATTTGTGAACTTTCACTAACCCCTTCAAATGCTCGCTTGATGCTGTTTGAGACTTCAGATACAACCGTCTGCGTGAACTGATTTAACGCATTTTTAAACTGCTCGTTTACTTTTTGATTAAATTTTTCTTGCTCAGCTAGTATTTCGGCGTTAGTTTTCTTTTCCTCTTCCAAACGCCTATCTCTTTTAGTCTTTTGAGCTTTAACGTAAGCCGTTAAATTTGCGCCTATTTGTTCAAGTTCTTGATAATAATACTTTGAATTTACCGCCGCAACATCTTTATTGTATTTATCGGTTAGCGCTTTTTTTAATTCTTGACTATATTTAACCTCTGCAATTTCTTGTTCAAAATTAAATTTAAGTTGAGCAAGTTCTTTGTCTTTGCCGTCGGCCATTTGGTCGATAGAAAGCTGTTGAAATTTCTTTTCCTCAGATAATAGCTCCGCCCGGTACTGTTTAAATCCTTTTTGCCTTTCTTCTTCTGCCTTTTGAAAATCCTCTAATTTTTTAAGCTGGATAGATTTTTGTTCTTCGCTTAATTTTATATCTTCATTGATTTCGTTAACTCTTGACTGATGTTTTAAAGCATCTATTTGTTGAGTTATCTTTTTGGTGTATTGCGCTGTTTTTTCAGTTAACTCTTGTTGTAGCTTGGTTTTTTCCTCTTCTGATTTGCTTGATAATTGTATTTTTTCCCACTCGTTAAACCAGGCTTTATCTTCGGCGTCTTTTTTGCTTTCTAAATAAGCTATTTGATCTGCTAATGATTTGCGTTTTAATTTATTTATATAAGCCTCAGATTTTCCAGCTTTGCGCGCGTTTAATTCTTCTAGCTCTGCTTTTCTTTCTAACTCTCCAATTTGATAATCAATAGTATCTGATGTTTTTTGAAGGTTTTTTTCGTAGTCCTTCATCGCCTCAGCCGCTTCATCTGTAACATCTGTTGTCTCCATCAGTTTAGCAACCAACGCACCCAATGCCACAATAAGCACACCAACCCCCGTAGATGCTAGGGCAATTCTAAACATCTTCATTGCTCCCGTTGACGTTCCAACCACTACAGCGTAAGCCTTTTGAAGCTTTCCGCTAAGCATTGTAAGTACGTTATTTTCGCGCAGCGATAAATTATAAAGCGCCATTGCAGCGCTTGCTCCTGCCATAACAACGCGCACGGCATTTATTGCAGGTTGTAATTTTTTATTATCGTCACCTAGCAATAAAGTAGCCATTGCAGCCGCATTAACTGCACGACTTAAAGCCTCCATTGCCTGGGAGTTATCCTCAGCAACAGCGCGGCTTTCTGAAAGTGCTGCCTTGCTTTCTTGTTGCTGCATCTTCAAGCCTTGCAGTGCGAATTTCTGATCTGCTATCGCTTGGGTTTGCTCCTGGATGGCTTTCTTTATTTTGGCTTGCGCTTGAAAATCATATTTGCCAGTAGCCTTTTGCTGCTCTTCGAGTTTCTTTAAACCCATTTCAAGGTCGCGCAAAATATCGGTTTGAATAAGCATCTGCTCACCGGTTTGCTTAATAGCATTTTTTGCACCTTGCCCGAAACTTTGCTCTATAGATTTGCTAACTTTCTTGGAGCTAGCCTCCATTTTCTTGTTACCTTGCAGCACTATGCTCACGCCCTCGGCTATGCCTTTGGCTAGCTCTTGCAGTTTTGCAAATAAAACGACTCCTAGTCTTTTAATCATAATATAATTTTATCGCCATTTTCTAACAACATAAATCCACCATCTTCAAGCAATAGATTACCGGTGCTAACAATGGCGTTATTGAAATGCACGTTATAATCCTGGGCAATGTAAAACACGCCTAATTCGTCGCCGTCATCATCGATTAAAATCTGTTCATCAAGAAATGCAATGTTGCTAACATAAATAGTGTTATAAATTGCAGGGAGCACGGGCGACATGGCCTCGCGCACTAACTCCGCTATCGTCATTGCCTCTGTTGCTGTGTCCGCTAAAACAGTAATTTGAACGCGCGCCACATCTGTAATGGAATAGCCCGTTTTTGTTTCGTTGGCCTCGCGTGTTATTTGCGTTAAAACTATTGCAGGAAATGTTAACCCTTGTGGCACGCGCACAGGATAAATCCTATTTGTGACGGCGGCCGCTGTGTCCACATCATTGATAAGTAGGTTGTAAAGGGCCTTTATTGCCTTCATGGTCGCAATTTATCAAATATGTGTTTGTTTTGGGTTACAATTTCAACAACGTTCAGTTTAGGCTTTTCCCATTCAAACTCGATTAGGTCGCGCGGCTTGATGCCTTTGCCTTTTTTCTGATGTGGTGACAGCACGATAGTAGCTAGCCATCGAGTGCGCTCCCATTCGTTTTTATACTGCTGAAATTGTGCTTCGCGCATACCTTCAAGCTTCAATCTAAAAAACTCAGGTTTGTAGCGCTCCAAATCTTCGGGGGTAAGATTTAACTCCCCATAAGAAATATGTTTAATTTGCTCCCAGGTTAAAGGCTTTCCGCTTTCGCCTCTGCTGGGCTCACTTGAAAAAAACCGCTCACACTCTCGCTAAAGCCCTCCATTGCTGCGGTAAGTTCTGTGAAATTCTGCACGTCGTCGCCTAAATCTTCGGCCGTTTCGTACGGGCATTTTTTGCCTTGTTTTTTGTAGCCTGCTTTTATCCCATAAAATGCACAGATGCGCGCAAATTTTAAACTTTCTGCAGGGTTTTGAGCCTCGCCCAATGCTGCAAAATCGGTCATCTTATTGGCTTCCATTATCTTCTCTATTGCATTCATTGAAAAAAATAATGGGTGTGATTTGCCGTTTATCGTTATTTCCATTCTGCGAATATAAACAAAAAGGCGCATTTCTGCGCCCTTTTGCATGGAATGAAAAACAAAAAACAAACAATGAGTTAAATAGTACCGACGGTCAAAGTTCCGGTACCCTGCAAAGCTACGGAAAAAGTTGCAACATCGTTCACTGGAGCATTCCAAGAAAATGAAGTGATAATTGCAGATCCGCTAACTTTAAGATCTCCGGTTACATTTGATGTCATTACAACGGTGATAGGAGTTCCCGCGATAACGTCATCAAGTAGGTCCTCTGCAGAAATGCCAGTTACTCCGCCATCCTCTTCAAAGATACCCTCAGCGTTCATAGTCCAACCCGCAAGGCCAACTAAAAACTCTTTGTATGCGCCGCCATCTTTGTTGGTTGCGTCAATCGTGTCGCGAGTTAATTCAAAATCGCTTGAAGTAGCGTTTGCTACTTTTGTCAATGTGCCCGCTACGTCCTTATAAAGGGCGATCAGGGTTCCGTTTACTAATCCTGTAGTTGCCATGATTATTTATTTTAATTTATTTGTTGCAAGTTTAAAAATTTTATCCGCTATGTTGGTTACAACTTTATTTGCGTTGCTGTCAACAGTAGGGCGAAAAAATGGCTTAGGTGATAAAAAACCCCTATAATAGCTTCTATCCTGTGCGGCTCTGTTGCTGCCTTTTTTTGGCTTAACAAAACGCTTCACTGTTCCATATTCAAAAGCATAAGCCAAATTTGTGCGCGGGCCTTTATCGTATCGCAAACCAACCAAAACACTGCTATCATATCCAGGCTTAGAAATAACGCCTATATCCTCTTTAATTATTTGCATTGGCGCATTTTGTCGAATTGATTGCGCTAAGTTATTGCCCTCTTGCTCAACTATTTTCAAAGCCTCTTTAGGTGTAATTTTTTCAAGGGCTTTTTTTAAGTCCCTGCTTAATTCCTGGAAGCCCGTTGTGTACTTCATTATTGACTACTTTCACAATAAAGTTCATCATACATCCTGCGCTCAATTGAGTTAATTGAAATGATGTTGTAATTTACCCCATCAATAACAAGCCTATCCAATACGCTTAACCCTTCGTAAAATCTTATTTTAACGGTTGCTGTTTGCTTATTTTCGCGCTGTTCTGCAGCAACTTGCTCGACGCCGTTTTTACGCTTAACCTCTGCCCATACATCAGCAAGCTTCGACCATGTTTTTATCGGCTCGCCCGTATCGGTGTTTATTTCCGTAGTGTAACGGTAAATAGAAATTAAATCGTCAAACCTTCCCGCGTTCATTATGCAAAT